CTCAAAATCAAAAAGCAAGCGGTTACAGTGATGCACAAAAAGACTTTCACTATAAACGCATTGACCGTAAACGTGAGCAATGGGTTTTAAACATGACACGCAAAAGCGCCAAGCTTTTTGAAAGTGAAGGCGAGCTATTAGCCAATGCAGTTAAAAGCGGCGATTGGAAAAAAGCGCTAGAGAAGAACGCCGCCAAGTGGGAAACCTTTTTAATAGCTAGTTACACCGGCATTGTTGAAGACATTGGCGCGGCACATTATGACGACTTAACAAAGAGCCATGAGCCGAGCGAATACAAAGCGTTAAGCGACTTTTTTAATCCGTACACCGAGACAATAAAAGCCTACATACGAAAGCTTGCAGGCACAAAAGTTGCAATGGTGAGCGATTGGACAAGGCAAGTCATTGGCGCAATGGTTGAAGAGGCGAACGAAGCAAACGCCACAATGGACGAACTAGCCAAGAACATTAAAGACCAATACAAAGAATTTAGCCGTTATAGAGCATACCGCATTGCAAGAACCGAGACACAAAACGCACTAGGCTATGCACAGCACCAAGCAGGCTTAAAAGCGCAAGAGGTGTTAGGGCAAACGCTTGTAGGTGAATGGTATACGAGCCTAGATGACCGCGTGCGAGATAGCCATGAAAAGATGCACGGCGAACGTGTGCCGCTTGGAGAAGCTTTTTCAAACGGCTTGAAATATGCAGGCGAATACACACAAACCGAAAAGACCGGCGAGAATATCAATTGCCGTTGCGTTATATTACATCACTTTGAATAGATGGAGGCACACGAATGCTTTTAAAAAATCTTAACTTTGAATATAAAGCCAATTCAGATAAGCGAGAGTTTGAAGGCTATGCAAGCACATGGGATAGGGATTTAGGCGGCGACCAAATACAAAAGGGCGCTTTTAAAAAGACCATTACAGAACGTTTTCCGCAAAACAAAGTAAAAATCCTATGGCAACATAATGAGCCAATTGGACTTCCTACGCACATGGAAGAGGATAGCAAGGGGCTTTATGTAAAAGGGCGCATTAGTAAAACACGCCTAGGCGATGAAGCACTAGAGCTTATTAAAGACGGCGTGGTTGACCAAATGAGCATTGGTTATGACGTTGTAGGAGATGACATAAGCGAGGATGGACAAACACGCTTTCTTAAAGAGCTTGTGTTATATGAGTTTTCGCCGGTTACGTTCCCGATGAATCCAAACGCCGACATTGTAAGCGTGAAGACGCATTTTAATAGCTTAGTCAAGGAATTTTCAAACCCTGTTATGGCAAACATGTTGAAAGAGCATAAAAACTTTGCAAAAGCCGATATTAAAAGCATTGAAAACACGATTAGAACACTTGAAACGCTTTTAAAACAGCTTGAAGCAGGCACAGTTGAGCCGAATGACCTTCACTCAATTAATCCTTTCCAAGCTCTTATAGCCGACATGAAAGGCTATAAACCGACTCAAACGAAGAGCAAGAAAGATGACCAAGACGAGTTTATAAGCGCTTGTATGAGCCGCTTACATTCACGTTATCCCGACCAAGAACAGCGCCTTGCCATTTGTTTTTCTGAATGGGAAGACCAATAAACCAACAGGAGGAACACACCATGTATATTAAAAAGCCATTTGTACCGCTTTTAAAATTAGATATTCAATTCTTTGCAGAAAATAAAAAGGATGAAGCAGTAGACCTTAAAACGCTTCAAACTGAATTTAACGCATCATGGAAGAGCTTAAAAGGTTTATTAGACCAACAAGCAGACGAAATGAGAACACACGGAGAAACGGCACAATCTACAGCCGATTCTATCACAGCGATTGAACAAAAAATCAATCAATATGAGCAAGAACTAAAAGGCGTAACAGACAAATACAAAGACTTTGAAACAAAAATGCAACGTCCTTCATTTGGTGGCGGCGAGCGTGCGAAAAGCGCCGGCGACTTACTAATTGAATCAGATTCTTATAAAAACATGGGTAGCGGCGAGTTTAAAGCTAGCCAAAGCCTAAAAGGATTCTTTACAAAAGACCTAGATAGCACAGACCCTAAAGGCGGCATTCTTGTAAGCCCACAAACAATTGCAGGCGTTCTTACACCGCCACAAGAAGACCTACGTATTCGTGACCTATTAAACGTTCAACGTACTACTAGCAACGCTATTGAGTACATTGTGGAAACAGGCTTTACAAATGCGTCAGCAGTAGCGCCGGAAAAATCACTTAAACCACAATCAGACTTAACGTTTGACATTGAGAGCGCAACAGTTAAAACATTAGCGCATTGGATTCCGGCAACACGCCAAATCATTCAAGATGCTCCAATGTTACGTAACTATGTTGACGGACGTTTAACATATGGACTAGCACTAACAGAAGAGGCACAAATTCTTTACGGTGACGGCGTGGGCGACAATATGGCAGGGATTATGACAAATCCAAACGTGCAAAACGTTGGAGGCGTAGCGGCGGCAGACACACGCATTGACCATTTACGCCGTGCGATTACACGTACATTACTTGCAGGCTATCCGGCAACAGGTATTGTTTTACATCCGTCTGATTGGGAAGACATTGAGCTTCAAAAAGGCACAGACGGTCATTATATTTGGGTATCAGTGGTTAACGGTGGAGAAACACGCCTATGGAGAGTGCCGGTTGTTCAATCTACAGGCATGAACGAAGGCGAATTCTTAGTAGGTGCATTTGGACTTGCAGGGCAATTATGGGATAGAGAGCAAGCAAATGTGCGTATCTCTGAACACCATGCAGATTACTTTGCACGAAACATGCTAGCTATTCTTGCAGAAGAACGCTTGGCATTAACTGTATACCGTCCGGAAGCATTTGTTCGCGGTGCATTCACAGCGGCAGTATAACCCTAGACGCATGAGAAGGGGGCAAATTGCCTCCTTTTTCAGTTTTTAATACTAAGACAGCAGGAGGACAAACAACATGGAATTAGTAGCCTTAAAAACGTTCTCGCGTGGGGGCGTGAATACTGTTAAGCAAGGTGACACATTCACAGCGAATGAAGCACATGCACAGGAATATATTCGACTTGGTTTAGCAAAGCCGACAGACGCAAAAGAAGCGGCTAAGGTTGAAGCGGCAAGCGCACCGGCAACAGACGTTGCAAAGAGCGACTACACCGAGGACGAATTGAACCAAAAAACTATTACTGATTTAAAGAAAATTGCAAAGAATATTGGTGTCACTGGCTATAGTAGCTTTACAAAAGCCGAATTGGTTTTTGCTATTTTAGCGAAACAACAATCAAACGTGGAGGGATAAACCATGAAAGATACAAATGGACAAGACATGAACGAACCTAAACGCAACCAAGCACCACAAAGCGAGCCGGCGGAACGTCCACAAGAAACACAATTTGGACAAGAATTTTCCGAAGAAGTGGGCGCGAACGATTTAAACCGTGAAGAAAGCGGCTACCCAAGCGAGCAGAAAGATGCACGCGGCGGAAACCATAACCCTAAAGGCGCAAACCAATATACAAGTGGGCGAGTTGATGACCGTGGACGCAAAGGCAAAGAAGGCGGCATGGAAACAAAAGGTGCAGAACAAAATAACGGAAATAAGCACGCAAACCAGTACACAGAAGGACGCAATGACGACAGGGGGCGCAAAGAATAATGGCGGTATTTAACTTACATGCGTTAGCAGACCGAGCACGCTATTTTGAGCAAGTGCAAGGCATGAGCGCACAAGAAGCAGAAACACAAGCATTTAAAGAAGCAGGGTTCCAAGGTAAAGAGGATTTACCACAAGGCGCCTACACTGAATTTCAAGCGCACGTTGCGAACCGCACAACAGACAGCGAGTTTGCACGCAACGATAAAGACCGCTTATTAAACCGCCGCGAAGCAGGCGCACAAGCGCAATACGATGTAAACCCACAACCGGACACAACAACAAGCGATGCCGGTTTAGATAGCAATACTACACAGCAAAGCGAGTGAATTAGATGCCATTTGTAGAGCGCTTAATTGTCACAGGTACAGCCGACTATTTGCCATTGGATGAAGTAAAGAAATGGTGCAAAGTTGAGCATGAGCTTGACGATGATATTTTAGAAAATCTAAAAGAGTTCGCAATCTACGAGGCGTATAATTTCATGCAAAATGATTTTGAATACACAAGCGATGAAGGGGAATTGGTACTAGAGCCGATTCCCTTTCATGTTAAATTGGCTTGTCTTATGTATATTGCCTATCTCTACGAACATAGAGGCGATGAACCCACAGACATACCGCCAAACAGCATGAAGTTATTACAGCCTTATAAGAGGTTGGTAGGACTATGAGCATAGGCAAGATGAAAGACCGCGTAACCGCTAAGAATAAAATTAAAGTGGACAATGGGCGCGGCGGTTGGACATATGACGAGCAAACCATTGGGACATATTGGGCGGAAGTGGCGCCGCTAAGTGCTCGTAACATTATCCAATACCGACAAGCCGACAAAAACACAAATACATTAATAAAAATGCGCTATGATTCAAAAATTACAGTTGATACCGTTTTCTATGCGAGAGGCAACCGCTATGACCTAGAAGAACTCATAGAGGAAAACGACTATCTAATAATGATGGCGGTAGGTGAGAAAATTGGCGAACAAAGTTCAATTTAGCCTTTCAAACAACTTGCAGACCATAGCGCAACGCACATTGCCACAAGCCTTTGAACAAGCGCTTTTAAAAAGTACGATTGTTATTCGTAACAACGTCATTAAAAAGCTTAGTGGACAAGGAACAGGGCGCCTATATAGAGTGCCGGCGACCAAGCGCACTTATAGAGCGTCAGCCGAGGGAATGCCGCCGGCGGTTAGGCTTGGACATTTACGAAATAGTTACCGCTATATCGTAGAGGGGCAAGGATGGGACGCCGTGGGGTATGTAGGTAGCGACATTGAGTACAGCCATTATTTAGAATATGGCACGTACAAAATGAAACCAAGACCGCATTTGGTTCCGGCTATGCAGGAAAGTAAGCCGCAAATTTTCGGCTATTTTGAGGGCATTTTATGAGTGTAAATAGTTCGATTTACGCGCATTTAGAAGCAGACGAGCGTTTAAGGGAGCTATTAGCCCAAAGTTCAATTAACCCTAGTAAGAAAGCCATTTATGAAGAGTGGGCGGAGAGCGAAACAACTTTTCCTTACATGGTTTTATCTTTTTCGTTTGGGCTAGGCGACCACTACGCAAAGAACGAAAGTATTCTTAACATTGACATATTTAGCTATAGCAATAGCGTGCAAGCCGAGGACATAAAAGAGGCATGTATTTTTGCACTAGATAGGCAAACTATTGTAGATACAACAGACGGCGCATATATACGCTGTTATTACAACCGTGACGGCATTATTGTGGAGCCTACCGAAAATGTAACGCATTGGAATTTAGAAATTGCATTGCATCATTGGCGAAACGGTTTAATCAATAAGCTAGTCTAAGAACTTACAACAGGAGGCATAAACATATGGCTAGAAAAACAAATGGATTGACAAAAGAAACAGTAGACCGCTTTGTCATTGATGCAGGCGCGGTATATTTAAACGTTGGCGAAGTTGACGAGCGTTTACTAGGAGCAACACGCGGCGGCAATGAGTTTACAATTGACCAAGATATTAAATTGATTGAAATTGACGGCGTAAAAGGTGCAACAATGGGCGCTCGCCGTATCGTAGAAAGTAATGCAACGCTTAAAGTAAACTTACTAGAGCTTACAAGCGAAAACATTATGCTAGCAATCGCAGGCGCAGACGCAACAGATTACACAGACCCTAGCATTGAGCCGGCACCGACAGGCGCAAGTCATGACCGTATTCGCCGCACACGAAACATTTCAGATATGGACTTTATTAAATCTATTTCAGTTGTGGGCAAGATTAGCGGTAGCGCGGAAAACATTATTGTAACAATCTATAACGCTTTATCAGATGATTCATTTGAATTGGCGTTTGAAGACCGCGAAGAGGGAGCGCTTGAAATTACATTCACGGCGCACTATGACCCTGAAAACGTAGAAGAAGAGCCGTGGTCTATCGACTTCCCTAAAGAAATTACGGCATAACATTTTGATCAAAATGCTGCAAGTATAAAATATTGGAAAAAGCAAAGCCTCCTATTAGGGGGCTTTTTTAAATAACAGGAGGTTTTCACCATGAGAAATTTAAACAGTAACGACTTAATGACTTGTGTAGCTATTTTCGGTAAAGTGGGCGACAAGTTAAAAATTGAAGAAGGAACACCGGAGGCGGCAATTGGTATGAAGTTTGTTTCAAGTGCCCTTTCATTTGCACAAAGTGATATAAAAGCTTTATTAGCCGACATTGCAGAAATGAGCATAGAGGATTTTGAGAAACAGCCTTTTGACTATCCAATTACAGTTGTCGAATGGTTGTTTGATAATGAGGATATGAAGTCTTTTTTTCAGCGTGTCAAAGCCTTAACACAGAAGTTTTAAGAACAATAAAAGATAAGTTCGCTCAAAGGTATGGTTGGACATTTGAATATATCCAATCCATGCCTTTTTTATCGTTTATGGAGGCTTTGAAGATGTTAGAAGCAGGCATTAAGAGCGATTTTAACGACAACATGACCTTGCAGGCGTTTAATGCTTGGCAAATTCTCGAAGCGTTAAAAGTGATGTTAGGGGGAGACACTAAAGGCGCCCAAAGCTTTCAAGAATACGCACGAAAGCTTGGTTTAATCGAGGACAAAGAACCAACAAAACAAGAAACAGACTTACTAAAACATACAAGACGCATCGAAAAAGAACGTGCCCTAGAAACAGCAAGCAAGATTTTACAACTACATCGAGAGGGGCGAGCACGCAAAAATGGTTGAAGCATTTAAACTACTTGGCGAGATTAGCTTAAAAGGCGGCGCCGAAGTACAACGACAACTAGACGCCATAGCGAAAAGCACCGAGGGCGCCGGCTCAAAAATGAGCAGTTTTGGAAGCACCATGAGCACAGCAGGCGCGGCGGTAGGGAAAACGGCAAGCGGCATGACACAAGCAGGCGCCGGCTTTTCTAAGGTTGGCGCCGAGGCGACCAAGGCGACAAGCGGCGTCAATAGCTTTGCAAAAGCCTATGGCACAAGCTATAGCCGGATGCCAAGCGAGCTAAAAGAAATAGCAAGAGGAATGACCAATGTAAACGCCGAGACACAAAAAATGTTCCAAGGCATGGTGCAAGCGTGGCAAGAGCAAGACAAGGCGCAAGCCGGCTTAAAACAAAAGTTAATGGAAAACCGTATAGGGTGGCTACAGCTTACACAAGGCGCCAAGACCTACCAAGGCACAAACGCGCAGTTTATGGCGCAAGTAGTAGCCCTAGGCGCCGCACAAAAAGCCATTCAAGACCAAATGCGAGCCGCTAATGATATGGCAAAGGCAAGCTTTATTGCAAGTGTCGGCTCATTGCTAGCCATGAGCACGCAAAGCAGTAAGATAGCCGCCAATTATAAATCTATGGCGAATCCGCTTTATACCGCAAATAACGGCTTATTGAGCATGAGCGGAGCACTAGAAAGAGTGGCTAGAGGTGGGCAAGCTAGTGCATTAGCCCTAAAGCAACTTGGTCCGACAGCTAGTATGAAAGAACTACAAGACCGTACCGGCTTAATTAACCAAGGGTTAACACGTTTTGGAGCCGTGGCGGCAACCGCCGGCATAGCGAGCGTGCTTTTATATGGCAACATGCACAAAGCGGCTATGGGCAACCAAGAATATGCCGATAGTTGGAACCGCATGAAAGACGCCATTAATAAAGCCTTGCAACCTATGAGGGACGTATTCACGGCGGTTATGCCGGTAGTCTATAACTTCATTACAAGCATAGCAAACCTTATTTCTAAGTTTAACGAAGCGCATCCAACAATAGCTAAGATAGTAGCCGCGTTCATGTTATTGGTTCCTGCAATAACGCTCATACTTTCACCACTAGCCATAGGCATTGGCTTAATAGGTGGACTACAAGCCGCCTTTGCTTTCTTGGCGCCGGTCATTATGCCGCTTGTTACAGGGCTTGCCGCCATGAGCGGAACCGTTATTTTAGTAACCGCCGCCATAGTGGCGCTTGTAGCCGCCGGCGTGGCGCTTTATCAAAATTGGGACACGGTGAAAGCTTACTTAATTAGCGCATGGAACGCGATTAAGACGGCGAGCGCCGCCACGTGGACAGCCATAACAACCGCGCTCACGACAGCATGGAACGCGGCGAAGACGGCGACCACGGCGGCTTGGAATGCTATAAGTTCTTTCTTTACAACTTGGTGGGCAGGCGTGAAGAGCCGTTTTAGTTCGGACGTTTCCGCCGTGGGTTCCGCTTTGTCTACAGGATGGAACGCCATTAAGACCGCCGCCACAACCGTTTGGAACGGCATTAAGGATGGCATAGTAAACGCTTTTACAGGCGTAAAAACAGGCATTACAAACGTATGGAACGGTATTAAAGCCGCCTTTGATACAGGGGTAAACCTTGTTAAGACCGTAGCAAACAATTTCCTGCAATTTTTTATGAATTATACGCCGCTTGGCTACGTGATAACAACGATTAAGGCGAATTGGGACACAATCAAACAAAC